GTCGTAAGATTTCCGAATCGTCAAAAGTTGCGCCATCGACATGAATATTCTTGATCGCTTCTTCTAGTTCTGCTTTAGTTACAATCTCAGTGATTGCAACAATTCGTTTGCTATCCTTCTCGATTACTGGTAATTCTTTATGTTTATCAATTTCAGAGACACGAACACCAAACGAGAATTTGCAAACATCAGCAGATTGTACTACTTTCTCGATGTATACATATCCTGTGACTGTCTCATCAACAGTAATTAGGCTAGTATCAAACGGCACTTCCACTACATTTCCTGTTACGTTCCCGATTACTTCCAGGAATCTGTTAGAACGTTGAAAATGAAATAATACAATTACTTTCTTTAAATCAGTCCTGTCCATTGTTAATTCGATTACTGCACTATTAGTATCGTGAGAATAGAATTCGTCCTGGATGCGATTCATGTTATTTCTAACCTTAGTAGTCAGACTGACATCCCTTTTGATTTTTTTCATATTTCCTCCAATGAAAAAGGCAGCCACGATGTAGCTGCCTAATAATTTTATTGATTATTTGGACGTTCGTAAGTCATTGCACGAGTGCTATCACTTACTCCGGCAGTTGTTGGATCATTAACGACACCCACAATTACAAATACTGCAAACAGAGCATTGATAAATACTAATAATTTATCGATTGTCTCTCCTAACTCCAATTTAATATTGAATACAGCTAAGAATGTTTGTAGCAGTAAAGCTAAGGCTGGTACTAATGTAATCCAAAATGTTTTATTTAAAATTCGTACTTTCCAGTTAATCATCATATTTCTCTACCTCTTTCACGATTAATTTTTTAATTTTGTTTTCTTGATTTTTTCTCATTTGGTTAATGTATGGCCTCATGGCTTCTGGAAACGGCAATCCAAGTGCTTCCCAATTTTCCATCAATGAACCAATATAACTAATGATGAAGAATAAGCAGGCTGTGATTCCAATTTCACGATGGCCAAGCGCGCGTGCGTACAGCGCTATAACCATCACCACAGCAACTACTAAGAAATGTCGCAGCAAGCCATTAGTACTTGTCTTGCTATCAAATTTCTTTAATTTAAAGGCTTTGATGTACCCTGATAAAACATCAAAGAATACTAACCAAAGCAAAATCTGAATATAAGGACTTTTAAACAATGATTGAAGATGATCATTTAAAATCCTTAGCTCGATGTCATTCGGCATTATAACTCCATGGCCTAAACGTTATCGCTTGATTTTGTCTCTTTAGGTGCTTCCCACTTCCATACAGCAAGGATGCCATTTTGAGATGGTGAACCTTCAAGTTGCTTGAGTGTTTCGCCCTGATAAATGAATTGTTGGTTAGTTTGAACCAAGATACGTTTGCCTTCGCCATTCAATTCAACGTGGTCAGGATCTTCGATTGCAAACATTGAACCAGGAGCGTAGCTCTCACCAGTTTTTACAAGTGGGAATAGTTCAACGAGTTCCTTGTAAGTAGTGCCATAAGCGATTTTTTCGCCCATAATCGAATCTTGAGCCATAACACGAACTACCTTATTGATTTTTTCAGTGATTTCAAGTAACTCGTTCTGTTTATTCTCAGTCTGAGCGAGCTTCTGTTCAGCTTGCTCGATTTTAGATTGAGCTTTAACGATTGCTGACCCAGGATCTAGTTCAGCTTTAATAACATCAAGAACCGCTTGAATAAGTGTTTCTTCATTGTCTTGAGTGCGGTCTCCAACAAGTTCACGTTGGTTGGTGCTGTAGCGGTTGCCTTCCTGCAAACGAATTTCTACAACGGTTGTAGTTTTGTCTCCGTAACCACGAGTATAAGGTTTAGTTGCGAGTGTGTAGTTATTTACTGACATTAATTATTTCCTTTCACTTCTTCGAATTTTGCTTTTAGTTCTTCATTTGACTCAATGATTTTCTTGATTTGTTCGAGCTCTAAAGCCGTAGTTGTGTATAGTGCTTCAAATGTTGCTGATTTAGTAGCTTCTTGACCTAATTTCTCTGAAAGAGAATTTACTACTAAACGGCTGATTTGTTGATCTTGTTCGTTCATGTTGTTGTTTCCAACCTTTCTACTTTTTGATTTAATTCTTGAATAGCCTTAATGAGATAAGGTACGAATGCGGTATAGTCGATGTGCAAGAAATCATCTTCATTCTCTGGATTTCTTGAAATCGCTTGTGGAATGACTTTCTCTACTTCTTGAGCGATAAGTCCGACTTCCTCATGTTTCTTGTCTTTGATGAAGTCAAACTCAACCATATCAAGTTTGTTGATAGCATCAAGCGCATTGATGGTTGTTGGTGCTATGTTTTCTTTCAAGCGTCTATCTGATGCCTTATCGCTCCAATATTTGACGCTTCCGCTTCCGACCTGGTTCCACCAAACGACTGCATTTTTACCACCTTTAGGATTTCCACCATCACCAAGAATTTCCTTATTGGTCATGTGAATGTCTGAGTAAAACGTGTTTCTTCCGTAAAAATTTACAGAACTAATAGCTGAGAAGTCGACTTTTTTATAAAAGTTTGCTGCACCTCTACAATTCATCTCGCCAGAGTTCGTAACATACCATGCGTTGTCTCCTGGTTTACCCCAGTCATTCCCCCAGTTCACCCAAAGACAAGTTTGATTCACTTTCCAACCACCGTCTGACATCCCGACTCTGAAGCTGTTAGATCCAGTTAACCAGAAGGTCGTTGCGTCCTTATCGTGAGTACCGATTTGAAATCCTCCGATTTTACCTTTATACCCTTCGAGTAAGGTTGCTGATACGACTACTGATCGTAACTTGTTAATAAAGGCAGTTTTAGCAGCAAGCGTATCTGTGAAAACATCACTAGCTACTAGCTTCTTCGCTAGAGCAGTATCAAATATCAATTTGTCTGCTGCAATCGAATTTGAGCGAATGATGTCAGTGTTCAATGTTCCAATCTGTGCATCACCAACAAACAATCGCTTGAAATAACCATCTATGGCTGTGATTTCATCAGCAAGTGTCTTACCTTTTAAACGGATTTTATTAGCTTCAATCAAGATATTGTTTGCGTTAGTATTGATTTGTGAAGCGATTGCTCCAGCGTTGGTCAATGTTTGTATAGCATATGAATCAAAAAGTTGAGTCACTTTCGATTGTGTGACTACATCTTGTGCCGATGTATCATCCTTGAATTCACTCGGAGGTGTTTCACCTCTAATAAGCGATACTTTCCCAATGGCTACAGTCCCGTTCTTCATTAACCAAATTTCAAGAGGGAATTCTCTTCCTTCAGTTGATGATTTCCGAACGGTAATCGTACCTGTGATGATTTGGGTACCAGTTTTTGTAAAGGTAACGCTATCAGATGCAAGACCGCCATCTTTTGCCCACAATTCGATACCTAAAGGCGCATCTGGTAACACATCCACCCATGCTTCCATGCGATAGCTGAGCTTTTCGCCTTCTGTAAAATTAGAGGTGGTAAGAGGTAATGCGAAACCATGATAGACTACGTTGGTATTGCCAGCATTTGTAATCCGTAGCAATTTAGTGCCAGCTTGTACCTTGATAACATTTGCATCTGCTTGTTTTTTGGTCCACTTACTGAAATTAGTAGGATCAAACACAAGATTTGAATTGTCTTCAACGTATTTCTTCACTTCAGTCTGGAATACTTGGTTAGTCAGAACCATGCGAGAAATATTATCTGCGACACCATTCTGAGTATTTCCAAAAATACGCTCATAGAGTTGAGCTGTTTCTCTTACACGTTGGAAATCAACTTGATTTGCTTTGCCAGCTACACTTTGTAACAAGCTTGTAAATCGTCCATCAATGCCTTGCTTATACTCAGCTAGTTTCGCTTCATTATCTCTTGTGAGTGCTTCAAAACGTTGGTTTGTACTTTCAACTGTTTCTGTAAAAGTGCTTTTAGCGACATAATCTCTTGATAAAGTTTCACGGATAGCACTTGTTTGTTTGGCCGTTTCTTCTCTAGCGTATCGCTTCAATTCCTCTTGACGTTGACCGTCCTTATCAATGAATGATGTTATTTCTCCAATTTTTGTTTTTATGCCATCTGTCGTTTGAGTGACTTCAAGCATTTTAGAACCATATTCATTTTTAAAGTCAGTAATAGCGTTTTTTAACTTGTCATCTTGCTGGTTAACTCTATTAGCTATTGAAGCGAATATGATTGAATTTTGTTCTGCAATATACTTCGCTTCATCTGCTAGATTAAAGCCCGCTTTAGCTTGTTTCAAGGCTTCCTCTGCTTTTTTCTTAGCTTCATCAAATCCTTCTGGACTAAACTCGTGAAATCGTCTGTCTATCTCATCAGACAAAGCACGCTTGTTCTCTTCTGCTTTGGCTTTTGCGAGTTCGACACCGTCCAAAATTTCCTGTCTCAACAATCCAGCTTGATGATCAAAGGCTAAGTCAGCATTTTGAAGAGCCTTTTCAAGGGCGATTTCTTGAGCTGATTCTGTCACACCAATTATTGCATCAGCTGCGTTAGATAGCCCGCCAGAAGATCTAGAACCGCCAGTTCCCGCCTTATCATCGAAAGTCAGAGAGATATACTCTTCTTTTAAGGCATCAAATTCATAAGCAATAGCTTTCTTGAATGCATCGACATTGTGTTTTCGGCTCTTGATATTGACTGTATCACCCATGTGAACAACTTGTCCATCAAGTTCATAGGCTTCAATTTTGATAGCATCAGAAACTTTGTCAATACCTTGATTCGTAAATTTAGCTTGTGCCCACTTCTTTAACTCTTCAACGGTCTTTGCGTTGTTGTTCTCATATTCTTTCTCATTTATGTAAGGATATGAGTTAATAAGAGGGCTATCAACCGTAACCTTGAGAGTCGTTTCTGTTTCTGCGCCTTCAGGTTTAAAAGTTGATTTAGCATGGATTCTTGTGACAACATTTTGACTATTTCTTGTACGTTGATAATCCTTCAGATTCTTGTGTGTTGTAATAACAACACCACGATTCTCACCACGATTTTTTTTGACAGTCATTGCAAAGTTATCACGAACTAGCTCACCTTCCCACGTTCCAACGATACTATGCTTTCCATCGAGCAATACAGAGTAAAGAGTTTCTGTTTCGGTCGTGTTGAAAGTTCTACGTTCCTGGATATCGCTATTGAAAGAAAAATCTCCCAAAGCTGTTTTTGTATTTTGAACCATGCGGGAAAGAGCCATATCACAGCTCTGACTACTCACGCTTAATGGTGTTATAGACCGTTGCATTATATCGTCTGAGATGTGATAGGCTGTTATTTCTAAGTAGTCATTGTGTTCGACAGGTGTTTTGATGCGGAAAAGCTGAGCACCGAGAACAGGAGTTGGTGCTTTTATCAACATATCTTCTTGAATGAGTTGATAAATTTCTGAGTCAGAAATAGGGTATTTCACAGTTAAGGTGAAATCGCCATTCATGGTCTCTTTAACAATCGCTGAAGTCGCTTCATGAAGTGGCTCTCCGTTCCAGCGCACGGTTCTTACATCTTTGTCAAGTAAATAAAGCAATTATGCCCACCCCCAAACCGTCTCGATTTCAAGCGATTGAATACCAGTACCTAGAACGACACCAACATTTTTCAGTTTTGAAGGATCAACAGTAATAAAATCTCCTGACCATTTAACTGATTTTCCTGTCGTGGTCTTAAAGCTTGGATTATCTGGATTGTTGACCATCACAAGCGATTCTGAGAGTTTTTCAAGACGAATAACCTGACCAGCGATTGTAAATGAAGTCTCAGTAGCACTCTGTCCAACAATTGTGATTTTAGGGAAGGCAAGAGCAGAGCCTTGAGTAGTTAAAACTCCGTTTCCTGTCAATCTTTGTGTGTCAGTGGTTTTGAAATATTTTGTAGGGTGGCAAGTGAATGTTACTTTCGTCATATACAACCCAGGTTGTGTTTCTTCAAGGTCACTAGCATTGGCCTTATAACACCAGAGGCGGGTTGTTTTGACTCGCTCGCTTTCTAACCAAAATTTTTCACGAATAAAAAGGCTCATGAACTGATTCATCTGTTCTTCAGTTGGTTTAACTAAATAAATCGTATAAGATTTTTGAACTAATTTACGATGTTTGTTGGTCTGAACAATCGCTCCGCTAATGCCACCATGCTCTAAAAGTTCCGTCTTACTTTCTCCTAAGGTAACTGAAGGAGGATCGTGGACGATAACCTTAAAAGGAAAAGACGATGTTCTTACACCGTCAATCACAAGTTCGTTATGTTTTATCATGCCATACCTCCTCTCAATTGGGTTCTACGTTGCAATTCATCAGCTATTCGTTGAGCGACCTGATCAGCAATTCTAGTGATATCTGCTTCTTCTCTGACAATATTACCAGTTATTGTGATGTTGATGTTTGTTGGATTATCGCCCATTGTCTGAGCAATCCCGCGTCCGATAGCGCCAAGTGTTTTGTCGTTCAATGGCAATACTGCTTCGTTTCCAGCTTCTCCACCAACCATGAGATTATTCCCATTTGCACCAAAGATGGTAGGCTTTGTCATGATCCCACCCTTGGCATACCACTCAATACTTATGCTTGGCACACCTTGACTCAACCAATCCAATGGATTTGCTGAACCACTTACTGAGAAGTGAGGTAGTGGAATATGTGGCCAACTAATGCTGAAATTAAATAGTCCTTTGATAGCATCGATTGCAGAACTTACAAGGTCTTTCGCACCATTGATGGCACTACCAATCGCATTCTTGATACCATCCCATGTATTTGTTACATTGTTATAAATGCTAGTGAGTACAAATTCTACGGTTGCTTTAATCCCATTCCAAATACTTGAAACTGCTCCTGAAATAGCGTTAAGGGTATTTGAAATATATGATTGAAGTGCACCCATGACTGTTTGAGAAATGCTTTGGATAGCATCCCATACAGTTGAGAACACTCCCTTGATTGTTTCCCATGCTCCTGACCAATCACCTGTGATGATCTGCATGACTGCTTTGATGATGCCTAAAACAACATTGATTGCAGTTTCAACTACAGTCTTGATGACTTCCCAAGCGGTCGTGATGACCAGTTGGATATTCGCCCATGCGCCCTCGATTAATGGACCTAAGAAAGTCATGACTGCATCAATTACGGTTTGGATAGCATTCCAGACTGTTTCTGCACTCGCACGAATGAGTTCTTGGTTTTCTGTCCACCAACTAACAACCACTCCAAACATACTCATGATGAAGTTAGAAACTTCACTAACAACCCTGTTGATGACTTCCATGATAGCGTTCCAGACGGTCATTACCGCATCTCTGAACCCTTCGTTAGTGTCCCAAAGGTACTTGATACCAATTACGACCGCTGCAATAGCGGCAACAATTAAAGCAGCAATACCGATTATGGGTGCAGCTGCTGCAATCATTGCTCCGATGGATGTTCCAAGCGCAACTGCTGCCGCTTGCAAGGTTAAGAATATCGGGACTAGAATCCCAGCTACTGTGACTACACCTCCCAAAATTACGATGAATTCTTTTACTGGACCAGGTAGACCGCTGAACCACTCCGCTATGTCTTTGACCATATTCCCTAACACTTCAAATGTAGGTGCTAGAGTTTCAGCTATTGCTGCTCCTAGCTCTGACATTGCTAAAGTAACTGAGTTTTGAGCTGTCTTGAATTTGTCAATTGGATCAAGAGTAGCTTCAAAAGTGTTTGAGACTGTTCCTACTGAATTTTCAGCTGCTTCAGAGAACGTTTGAAAATCAAATGCTCCACGCTTGATAGCATCAATCATTTGAGGCGCTTTTTTAGCACCAAATATTTCCATCGCTAGTCCCATTGCTTCAGTTTCGCTAGTAGTATTCTTTATCTTATCAATTGTTTCGATAAGACCTTCTTTCAAAGTTTTACCTTGTTTAGCATACGTTCCTGCTGCTTTTGTTAAACCTGACAAAGCACCTGAAGCATCCACACCACTCGTTTCAAATTGTCCAAGCAACGCCACACCTTCTTCAAAAGAAAGGCCTAACATTTTGATTTGTGGTGCACCTTCGATTGCTTTCTTCATCAAGTCATCAACAGATACACCAGTTGACTGAGCTGTATATGTAGTAGAATCTAGGACTTTCGCTAAATCACTAGTTGATAACTCGTAAGCTTCCAAGGCTTTACTTGCTGAAATAGTTGAATTGGTAATGTCTGTACCGTTGATTTCAGCAAACTTAATCATCTCTATCGAAACATCTTTGAGAGCATCGCCAGTTAATCCAAATTGTGTGTTGACCTCTCCGACTGCTTCACCAGCCTTGCTGAAATCTGTCGGGATCGTTGTTGCAATATTTGCGGCAATATCTTGCATTTCTTTCAAGCTATCACCAGTTGCACCAGTTTTAGTAACGATAGTGTCCATGCCCTCGTCGACTTGTCTGAAGGCTTCTAATGCACTTTTACCAAAATCAACAAGCTTCTGGCTGATATCTGATAGTTTCTCAGAAAATTGATTAAGTAACTCTGCTTTTAAAAGGTTATTTGTCTCACCTAGAGTATTAGCAGCTTGTTTACCCGCACTACCCAAGTTTTTCATCTCTTGAGATAGATTTGAATACGATGCTTTAGCTTGGTTCAGTTGTGCTTCCATTTTGTTGGCTTCAACTGAATTTTCACCATATTCTTGCTTAGTTAGTTCTAACTGCTTCTCAAGGTTTTCAATCTGCTTAGCAACGATAGAGGATTGAGCACCGACTTTTTTCTGTGCCAGAGCTAGTTTTTCAGACTCGCTAGCATTAGCGCCTAACTGACTTTCTTGTAATTTAAAGGAGCTGACAACTTTTTCAGACTCACTAGCAAGCCGAGTCTGTTCTTTCTGTAAGTTCTGAAGCTGACTTTTATTGCTTTGGGTAGCATTGCCATTTTCTGACAGTGCTTGGTTGACGTTCGCTAGTTTTCCTTTATAGCCTTCAAGAACATTCTTGGTAGTTTCTACTTCACGTTGAAATGCTCGATACTGATCAGCGCCAATATTCCCGCTCTTAAACTGTTGTTCAACCTGAGATTGTGCCTGTCTTAAAGTTTCTAGTTTCTCTTTTGTATTAGAAACCTGTTTTTGTAAAAGCTCTTGCTTTTGAGTTAATAGAGTGACATTCCCTGTATCGAATTTTAAGGCTTTGTCAATCTGTCTTAATTCTTGTGTTGCATCTGTTGCAGCCTTGTTGACATTCTTGAGTGCCTTCTGTAAGGGTTGCGTGTCTCCATCAATCTCAATCTTGATGCCTTTAATATTTCCTGCCATGTTTCCTCCTTTCTCTAAAAAATAAAAAGCGCTGAGAGAACTTCTATGACTGATAATGCAGTCAGGTCAAGGAACTTGACCTCAGAATCGCTCTCTCAGCACTCCTTTTATTTTAAAAATTGTCAAAATCAGCTTGGTTGGCTTTGCGTTCGCCTTTTTTACTTTCGCTTCGTAAATTCACATAATCTGTTTGATAATCTAAAGCCATTCCGATTGAAATGTTCTTTAAGTCATCGATAGATAATCCTGTTTCTTTACAACAGGATAAATAAGATTCTACTGTGAAGATTTCTTCGCTAGCTGTTTCTGACTGGTCTGGGACTTTTTTGTTGACATACTTGCATTCAGCATTTCCATCAACTCAGGTCCAACTTCCTGGATTGGGAAACTTTCCATTTCCATAAAGAATTGTTCGTAAGGTTTGATGTGAGGATTTGCAGTTTTAGCAAAGGTCCAAAATAGACGATTAAAGAATGTCATGTCAAAGTCTGACAAGATTGAAATATCAACTTCATTCGATTCTTTTTCGCCAGAATTCAGTTTGTTTAATTCGGACATAAGAGATTGATTCTGTAACATTGAGAATAAATCCTGGAAATAATCCTTTCCGAATTGTTGTTTGTATGCGATAGGAGTATAAGCGCTTGTTCCTAGCTCATACTCTTGCTCGCCAACCATAATGATTTTGCGCATTTATTTCTCCTTAACCAACAGCGTTAGGTTCATAAACTTTTTCGAACCATTTGGTGTAGACTTCGTTGTTATCAGCTGATGTGATTGAGCGTTTGATAACAGAGTCAAGTGGACGAGGGCTAGCTTTGAAAGATAGCTCACGTTCGTTCACGTTTGTACCGTTTTTGGTTGATGATCCATTTGATGGGCGACTAGCTGAACAGTAGTAAAGAACATGACGGGTTTTGTTCTTGTCACCAGAGAATTCAAACATGATAGCAAACGCTGTCGGTTCTGCATCTCCTTTTTCAGTCATGACACCAGTTTGAGAGTCTTTAATTTCTCCCAAGATTTTAGTTGCAAATGCTTCGATGATGTGTGGAACTTTAAGTTTTCCATCGTATCCTTCGTTTGAGTTGATAAAATGGTAGTCAATGTCATCTGCTTTAACTGCTCCAGAATCACCTTTTGGATCTAGTGTCAAGTCCATTGCTCCAGGGAAGCGGAATACTTCATCGTAAGTAATCACTCCATCTGCTCCAATAGTTTTTACAGGTGCAATGTGAACATTTTTTAAACCAAACGTTACTTTATTTTCGGGCATGTCATTCCTCCTTAGTAAAGATAGACTGTATAAGGCTTGACATATAACCTTTCAGTCTCGATAAATGTTTCTTCTTGAGCTTCAAAAAAGAGCTCGTGGGTTTTCCACAGCTCTTCTAGTCGCTCTTCCAAATCTTCATCCTTACGCTCAAATGCAAGTTCGACTGTCACGCTCTTAATCTCATGATTAACCGTATTGTCAGCTGCATTGATTGCTGGACTAGATTCGTAGTAAATCAGGTAAGGCATACCAGGGACGTTACCCTCTTGATACGCTCGGTAAGTTACAGGTAAGGCTGATTTCTCTAAAATATCAGCAAACTCTGAAAGTTTCATTGACCAATCTCCTTGATTCTTTTTTCAAAATTCTCGATAACTTTTTCTTCAACTGGTTTAATGTGGATGATACCAGATACACGACCACCACCTCGTAAGATGTGTCCGTTCTCGAGTAGGTGAGTAAGACTAGCGACAGAATTAAAGACAACGTAAGAACCATTTGCTAGCTTCTTCTTTTTCCAACCTTTGCGATATTTCCCGTATCGTTTCGGACTCGTTTGTCTTAACTCTTGTACTGCTTCCTCTGCTACCTCTTCAGCAATCTTTTCCACTCCTTCAGAAAACTCGGTTGAATATGAAGCTAGCTCTTTTGCGATGAAATCAGCGAGGTCAATACTCATTCTAATTTCTCCGATAAAGTCAATTCTAAAATTTCAGAATCAATTGGGTAGGTTTTTAAGACACGATATTTCTTGCCTTCGAAAATGGCATGTTCTTGGTTGTCGTATTCAAAATTGTGAACTTCAACAACCAAGCTCGGTCTTAATCCTGCTTGATTGGCTTGATAAAATTCAGAGCGAGTAACTTTCTTTTTGCGACACAGTATTGTCACTTCTACTTCTTCGTAGATTGGTTGTTTGAGCTTGTCCTTACCTTTGATTTTTCTAGAGGTCAGTGTGATTTCATTGTTCCACATTCTTAACCTCTTTCTTTGACGATAATTGCAAATTGTGTAATCGCCACTGAAGGTGTCGTGGCATATCCACTCCACCTTCATAGCGATAAGCAGCATAGTCAACAATAAACATTTCATGATCAGCACGGTCACCGACAAGCTCAACACCGAGATTGTCGGTCAATTCAGTGATGACACTTGAAATGATTTTTTCTAGAGGCTCGTCTCTCAGTTTGGTTGAAATACCTAACTTGAGTTTCAGCAACTGTAATAGCTGAAATTCATTCATGTTTATTCCTCTTCTTCTGCGATTAGCTCTTCTTCTACAACTGGTTTAGCTTTTGCTCTTTTAGGTTTTTCGTCTGGCACTTCCAAAATGAAGATTGAACCAGCACTATTCAACCCATTTAAAAGACCGTTTGTAAAAGTTTCAGTTGGTTTATGTCCTTCACGAGGAAAGACATCACCAACCGAGTAGTCATGTTGTTCAGGATCGTTCAAGTCCTTAAATGGACGAATTACTGTATAGCTCAATGGCCACCTCCTTACCCGACTGCGTCAGTATAAGTACCAAAGAAGCCAGCAGCTTCATCCACTTTTTTAACATCCAAACGAATGAAAAGTCCAAGCAATTGACCATAGATGTCGTTGTTCACCCATTTAACAGATACTTGTGCACGATCAAACTCTTTAAGGAATTCAGAGACATCTCCGATAAAGAATTTCATGTCTCCTTCGTTGCCAAACACTGTGTCATCTACTGGGTAGATTGTTTTTCCACCAAAAGAGTAGCCTGTAGGTGAAGTAACATCAGGTTGAAGCATATAGCGTCCTTCTTTGTCTTTCACTTTATCAAGAGCTGCAAACATTGATTGAGTTACTACGATACTTGCTTTATAAATTGGTTTAAGTTTTTTGTTATAGATGTCTTTGATACCATCAAATCCAGTTGCATCAGCAGTAGTTGCAGTTTTTAGGGCTGCTGCAACCAATGAAAGTTCGGTGTTTTCACCTTGATTTGCTACTTCATCTCCAACGATTGCCATGATGTCGTAATCTGCATCATCAATCATTTCTTGTGATACAGGAATGTAACCGCGATATGTTTTAACTGAGTAGTCAACTTCAGTGATGTTCGGTTTTGCAAGTTCTGGGTTAGTTTTCAATTCTTCAGTTGAAACCATTTTATTATCTGTTTTCTTGATGACAGGATATTTCCCAGTGCCACTATTTACTTGTACACGGCTAACAAGATCCAAAAGTGGGTTGCGTGTTTTGTTTACAAAGTGTGGTTTTAACACTTCAGTAGGGATCAGAGCTGCACTTCCTGAATCAGTAGTTTTTAATCCTACGATGTCACGGGTTTGTCCAGTACGGATGAATTTTGCAATTGCGTCACGTTGTTCCAATTTTTGTCCTCCACGTTGTTCTTCTTTTTTTGGATAAGTTGGTGCTTTACGGTTTTGTTCTTCGATTTGATTTTTCAAATCTTCGATTTCTGCTTCAAGTTTTTCTTTTTCTGCTTCCTTTTCATCCAATTCTTTTTGGAGTTTTTCAAGGTTCTTTTCAACTGCTGAAACTTCTTCATCATTTCTAGCTTGTTCCAATTTAGCAGCTTCAAGTTCAGAGCGTTTGTTCAATTCCTCGATTGATTGTTCAAGCTCTACTACCTTATCTGCTTTGTTGCGCATACGAGCGCCCAAAATCAATGATTTGTGCATAGATTAAATTTCTCCTTAATTTCTTTTTTGCGCTTGTCTAGCGCTTCACGATTAGCACGCTGTTGACTTTCAAAGTCTTTCTGTCGTGCAGCTATTTCCGTTTGTGGATATGCTGGGAAAGTACATGGGCTCACTTCAAAGATTTCTAATTCTAAGATAGTGTCCAGGTACGAACCATCAGCACGTTCTTCTGTGTCGATTTTAATTGGGATAAAGCCAAAGCTACATCCGACTACATCTCCACGTTGAACACGAGCATAGGCTCCGATAGCTTGCGGGTCTTCTTTATTTATGATGATGTCTCCGAAAAGTCCGATTTCATCAACTCCCAAAATGACCGTTCCATTTCCAGTACGACCAAGCACTAAACTATCATCATGGTTAAACAATGCCCTGATGTCAGTGTTTTGGATTGCTTTTTCAACACCTTCACGCTTAATCACTTCAAAGTAACCTGGCCATAATTCAGTAACTTCATCGAACTTGATAAAGTACCCACTCAAAATCAAATCACCAGTTTCGGTTTCTTCTCGTGTTTTGAATTGAGCGGTGCGATAACTATTGCGTTTATTCATCTTCTTCCTCACCTCCTTTCAACTTTTTCTGGTCCCCAAGTTTATCTTGTGGGATATAGTTTTCAAGAGCAAGGAGCTCATCCATATCAGGATCAGGTGGCATTCCTAACCAGTCTCTCCACTCGTTTCTACGCATTGCCATGCTATTAGTCATCTGTTGTGCTACTGATGACAATTCTGTAATATCGTAAGAATAAAGCGAGCGAGCGTTAAGTTTGAAATACCGATTGTTTGAAACTAGTAAATCTCTAGTTAAGGTCTGAGTGATTGTCGTTGCGATGCTCATGACTGTTGTATTGACAAAGTTGTTGTATTCTTCTTTGTTGAAATTTCCAACTCCTAAAATAAAAGCTGGAACTCCCAAAAGTCCAGCAACTGTTTTCTTATCAATTTCAACAGATTCATTGATAGCAATATCTTTCAAACTGAGTGGTTTAACCTGTTCGACGCTCATAAGAGCATCAGGGATAATCCACGGTTCACCAGATTGGCTAGTGCTAAGATATTTCTTAGCGACTAGATCACGACCTTCTTGAGTTCCTAAGTCTCCACTCGAAGAATCAACTTTCACAATCAAACTTGGAACATTCTTCCCGCTCATAAATCCTTTTTTGATTTGAGTAGCAAGGTTTAAATTCCTAACAATATCTCTCAGAGCAAGTCTATATCCAGTACCTACAAATGGATTGTCTGGATCTGGATTGATTGCAAAGTGTACGATTTCACTTGGATTGTAATCAGTGCCACGATAATTCACGACATAACCGTTATCATCACTTCTGAAAGATACTTCACTCATCGCGAATGGTCTTAGGTTCAAAATATAATCATTCACAGGATCATACTCAACATGAAGAACCGAATTACCATCACCAAACAATAATAAGTCACGCACAATCTTGAAAATCCAAGTCTTGCGAGTCATATTGTCGCATGGGTTAACATCTATTTTTCTAGCTAGTCCGTCTTTAATTCGGATATCTCCTTTATCTGTATTCTCCATCAAATGAATGGTCATATTGGATACCATGTCAGCAACCTTGTTGACTGCTGCAACCACATCAGGATTACGGGCCAATGGAACGTAACCATCACCATCAAGAAACAAACCGAAGTCTGAATGAGTGATGACGTTCGTTCCGCTTTGAGTTTTACCTCGTTTCAAAATCCTATCTAAAAGCCCCATGTTTTCTCACCTCCTTTCTCTTTACTTAAAGAAGCTCATGACATCTTGGTTTTTACCAAGATTTGCAAGAGCCTGAATGCAAGCAAAAACGCTGGCATCGAACAAGTCAATTCTTGCAGTACCACCGTCACCGTCTAATTTTTCATATTGCACAGCATCGTCCACTTTCTCGATAGCTCTAACATTACTTACACAGTATTCGTAAGCATCTGAGTGAAGATAATAAAATTCCTTGTTTTTCACCTTGAACTCAATCCGTCTAAATCCCTCTGATTTCAGATAGAAATACTGAGGTTGGTCAATCATCTTGAACCGAGCTTGTTTCATCTTAGTCAGGAATTCACGACCAAACTTCCTATCCATCCCGACAGCAGAAATCTTGAACCCTTTCTCCCTCATCTTGATGAACCATTTAACAATATCATCATAGAGAACAGTCGGTGTGTTACTCATAGTTAACCAACCATCAGACTGCCACCCAAAAAGTGGAATACCGTCATCGTTGGCCTTTTTTTGAGCATTGACACGAGGAAAGAAAGCGTGTGTGATACAGATGTCAACATCTTTCTCACCATCATGATAGACACCATAGAGAGCGGCAGCGGTCAAGTCATGCATTCTTGATAAGTCAGCGCCACCATACCACTGAATAGGTAAGCGTGATAGCTCTTCCAATGTCCAATCGTATTGACTATCTGAAGCAATGAATTCATCAGGATTGAAATAAGCGTTCATTGAGTTAGTGAAGACATTCAAAGTTTTATTAAAAAACTCATTTCTTGTCTGAGGATCATTCATAGCTTGCTCTGCTTCTTCTTTCAGAGCCTTGAGCGACACTGTCACACCCCATGAAGGGTTAGCTTTTTTCAGAACGTTTTCGTCCAGGTAATCTCCTACATCGCCATCTGTATTTTGGTCAGCTTTGCAGATAAATATGAACAAGGAATCATCCTTGACCAATTGTTTAAGGACCTTTTGACAGTATTTCAAACGATTGGCAAGGAAACCAGTAGGAATATCACCAGCCGTTGAAATAACAAAAAGCATACTGTTTCGGTATGCTGACATTGTTTTCTTCATAAGTCCGTATTTCTTACTGTTTCTCATCGTGTGAGCTTCGTCCAAGATGATAACATTCCCATTCAAAGAGTCCAAACGGCTCTCATCGTTGGCTAGTGCCTGGATAAAGAAAGAACCCTCACCCCCAAAATTAGCAGTGATAGAGTGTTCTTGGTTATTATCCTTGATACGAATGTTCTTGTCGTTCCATCTTTCAACGTTGAATTTCAAGAATCCAAAGGCTTCCATCGCTTGCTTGACTGAGTTGGCCACGATGTAGCATTTTGAACCGCTATCCGTGTCTAATATCTGATAAGCTAGAGCGATTGCAGCAGTAAACGATGTTTTCCCATTCTTACGAGCTAGCATGATAAGCGCTTCTTTGAACCTACGCTCATTAGTACCCTTGTAGTAGAATCCAAACAGATTGACTACTACAAAGTGTTGCCACGGTTGTAAGAGTAAGGGTTTATTGCGGATAGACACCGCAAACATATCATCACCCTGTTGATGGACTATTGTGTTTTCGATGAAGTGGACAACGAAATCAACGATTTCCTCATCCATGTCAAATTCTGGATTATCAAGATCACGAATGAATCTTTCAGCTGCAAGAATGTTCTCTTCACAATGTTCATCTTTGTGGGATATGACGTGCTGGGCATACTCTTTTGCTTTATCAAGATTACCCATTGCCAGTCACTCGCTTCTTCTTGATTTCATTCTTAAACTTCAAGACTTCAGATAGAACGGATTCTCCTTCAGGTTCCACTATCTCACCGAGCGACTTCGGATTCATCATCAACTGGTTAGAGTAGCTGAGAATGTCTTTCCTCAAAATTTCCATTGCCGTCAAGATTGGAACTTTGCGCTCATTTTCAGCACCAGCCTTATTGACGTAGGTATCTGTTACTGGATAACCCATGTCAGCATAATCTTGAGCAAGCTTTTGATACTGATATAGCATTCCTGCAAAGATGTCAATGATCATTTCAAACTCTTTACGATAAGTGCCCAAGTCTTTCATCTGCTTGACTACTTTTGTCTTGATTGATTTAGTTGTAATAGGTTTAGCCAAAAACTACCTCCTTCTGCCAAAAATGCTTAGTTTTTATCCCCTTTTTGTTTGAAGGCCCCCGACTTGGAAAAAGTTCCCTTCACCGGTACCCAATCGCCCAAAAATAATTTTTAAAGAGGTGGGGGGTATCCATAAAATTCCTCAAATTCTTTTTTTCGTTTTCTCTGCCAAAATAATCCTTGATTGATCACTTTGTCGTTTACCCTATCATGAAACGTATTGTGTTTTTTATTTGTTAGTGGCAAACAGTTCCACTCTACGAATTCAAGTTCAGGATATTTAGATACAGGAAAGATATGATGTACCATTTCAGCTGCTACTGAAATCCCATATCTCAAACTTTCTTGACAAAGATAATCGTACTTACGCATTATCTTGTCACGGAACTTCTCCCACTTCTTAGACTTCAAGGTCGGTCTGATAGGTTTGTTATACATCTCAAACCTCCTTTCTCAATACTAAAAGGGACAGGTCAGTGACCTATCCCCTCTCATACAAGAAATCTATGCTACCATAATAAACTCTTTTTCGTGAGACTTCAAGATGTCTTTTGTCTCAATTTTATTTTGGTCTCAATCCTATAAAATGATATTCTAGTGTTGGATTCTCAAAAATGTTTCCAATGATTTCAGCTTTATCTAATACATCCGGCTCATAGGGTGAAATACAATCTGGGTCCGCGACATTTAGACATTCAAGATAGAAACCATTTCCAGAGAGTACTTTCTTTTCTTCATAGTAGCGATATTTCCCAAAGCGTACAATAGCTTTTACAAAATCAATTTGAAGAACGTCCCCTACAAAAATTTCTCTGCCTTCTTTGTCATAAGTGCGTGTTGATTGAGTGATGTATTTCAAATCTTCAAAGTGCTTCCATCCACTGCCCTCATAGTAGACTAATGGACAATTACGGTTTTCATCGTTTTGGTCGCAATTGCCTACCACGACCCTGTAAAACATTTTTCGTTTTTCTTCGTCCCATGCTCTAAATTTTGTATCCATTCTGTTACCTCTTTATACTTCGTTTTTCTCTCTCAGCTTCACATATCTTATATTTAGTTAAACTCACTCTAAATCTCAAACCCTTACTAATCATAGGTTTTAAAGCGTTTCATTTTTTCAGTTTATGCTTAACTCATTATGTGAAAGTAATATCTAAAAAATTAAATGACAAAGTTCCGTAGCGCATCATCAAGTTCCGCTTGTTCAATTCCTATGTATCTAAGCGTGATTGCTGGTGATGAGTGATTGAACATTTTCTGCAATGTTCCTACATCCTTCGTCTTGTTGTAGTATTTATATCCAAAAGTCTTGCGCATTGTATGTGTGCCAACATTATCAATGCCAAGTTCTTCAGCTGCTTCATGTATGATTTGATAGGCTCGCTCACGAGTGATTGCTTTATTCTGACCTTGCCTACTCTTGAATAAGAAATGATGAAATGGTTTGCCCTCAACATATCTTCTCATTTCTTTTTTTAGTTCTTTTGTCATCCGTCTTGTTATCTGCTTGCCAGTTTTCCGTTCTCTCAGTTTGATGTGCCAGCCTTGAACATCTTTAACTTTCAAGGTAAGTATATCTCCGACTCGTAAACCAGTATTCAGGCCTGTAATGAATAGCATATAATACATCTCATTCCATTCCTTGAGATAATCTTTCATTGCCTGAATGTCGTCATTATCTTTTATCGGTGAAACAAATTCCATATTCTACCTCCTTTCCCAAAACAAAAAGCCAGCATTTGCTGACTCTTGATGATGCTTCTGTTGGACAACTTTTTGACTAGAATTAAGGATAACTCCTCAAGTGTGATATGTGTTTTTGTTTCAGAAGTTCATGCTATCATGATAAACCTTTTTTTGTGAGACTTCAAGATGTCTTTTGTCTCAATCTTATTTACAACTCACCTTTCAGTATAGCATACTGCTCTAGGATAATCCTTCTACGTCGATAGATTGTAGCTTTGCTCATGAATTTCTGTTCTGCTATTTCTTCCCATCTCAGTTGAGGATATCTCCAGCGCAGATTAAAGATTTCCTTATCTTCATCAACTAGATTGATCAGGAGTTTGTTAATAATAGCTTTGAACCCTTCGAGAAATTTCAAAGTTGGATCATCTGCGATTCTGATTGCGATAGTTTCGGTAGGTTTGCTTATTCCTACGATAGGACCACTCTGAGCATCTGGGTTTCGAGTTTCTAATTCTAGCCTTCTCAAATCTATTGTACGTTGAATGTTTTGGAATTTGAAAAGTTCTCTGTCTAATGTTTTGAGGTCTTCGTCGCTTAATTTCTTCAAATTTTACCTCCGAATTTTCTAAATAATTAAATAAGCTATCGAACATTTTAGAAAAAGCTTTACTGATGTCAGAAACTATCTGCTGAATCATTCTAGATAAAACTTCAATTTCTTCCTGAATTAACTTGCTAAGCTTATTTTCTAATTCTAGTTGTTTCTTCTGAGCAAGTTGTTTAGCTTTCTTCTTCTTAATCCTTCTATTCATCTTGCTCTCCATTTCCTGATATTAGCTTTCATGAATGTAGCCTGCCATTGCTTCCTGAATGATGATGTAAGTTAGTGTCTTGTACTTTGTCATTACAATCTTACCTCATCTCCTATTTTGAGAGATTCATAGTTTGTTTGAGTAACTACGAATACTCCGTAATTTTGTATTGTGATCGTGTACAGGTCGCCAATCTTATCCTTTTGTAAGACTCTACCTTTGATTTCTGCTCCTTGATTGTCAGCTTTATAGACGATCATCGGGCGCTTTTGTTCTAGGCTCTTAATGTGGATACATTGCCAGATATTCAATCCAGCAGATAATAATATCCATATTACGATAAATCGTTTCAATTTTCATTCTCCTCCACAGCATACTGCAACCATACTAGGCACTCGTATAGATCCCTTGCGTGTTTCTTGATATCGCTTAACTCATAACCGTTTAGGTCATCGGATGTTTTTAAAATATCAATTTTTATATTTTCGATAGCTAGAATGAAATCCTTTGTACCTTTCAATTTGTGACCTCCTTAAAGCGCCCATCTATTTTTGGACTTATTTCTTTTGAAAATAGGATTCTTCTTTTCTTTTTTCTTCTGCTTGTGATATTCACTGTCTTTGTTAAAGATAATATCTTCATCTTCAATCAGTTCAAGAATGAAGTATCCAGATGGGTGTTGTTTAGGTCGTTTCATCACTCCACCTCCCCGTTTTCTTCAAAATCTTCAACAAAAAAATAATTGACATTCTTAGGATTGACAGACAAATTTCTGATCCTCATCAAATTTCCATTGTTGAACTGGCTAGTAATTTTTGTCAATTCTTTTTCTGTAAAGTTTCTTACTAGAAAACTAAGTTCTTCACCATTAGAAAAGCAAATTTTTATTTTTTGATAATTGATAACTTGCTCGCTTTCAGGTCCATAACCAAGCAAGTATCCTACACTTACACCAAAATATTTGGCAAGTTGCTGAGCTTTGTCTGATTTAATTTGGCTTTCTTCGTTTTCCATTTTTTGGTACCCTCTACGGGTTACGCCAATAGCTTTAGCAACATCCTCTTGTGTGTCGCCTGTTTGTTGTCTTAATTGTTTCAGTCTGTTCATCCTTCACACCTCCTTAAAATGGCAATCCATCATCTGGAATATCCATCGGATTACTTGCTCCAAAACTTGGTGGCATCTGATTTTCCATACTCGAATGGTCCGCAGTCTTATCTCGCTTTTCCAAAAGCTGAAAGCTTTCAGCAACTACTTCTGTCACATAGACACGTTGTCCTTGCTGATTTTCATAGCTTCGAGTTTGGATGCGACCTGTGATGGCTACAAGATTTCCTTTTTTGCACCATTCAGAAAGCAATTCAGCTGGTTTTCTCCAAATCATGCAATTGATGAAGTCTGCTTCACGATCACCTGCCTGATTCTTAAAATTGCGATTCACTGCCAAACTGAAAGTTGCAACAGCCACGTTTGATGGTGTGTATCGCAACTCAGGGTCACGAGTCAATCGACCTACCAAAACAACATTATTGATCATTTCCTATCTCCTTCTTCATTTTCTAAAACGGCACCTTGTATGAAAGTATTACCAATTTCATAGTGCTTGTATTCCTCAGCTGTCACTTCAAACGTTTCTTCAACGTGCTTATTTCCTGTATGTCCAGAAACGACTAGAATATATCTTCTTTTGGTTCTTGTTGGTACAAGTACCGAACTTTTTCCTGTCGTAACAGGTATGAATATTGTGTGAGGTTCATCAATGTACTTGTCTATAACCGTTCCGCTCGAAATCTCGTGACATGCTACGAGCAAGGATGCGAATAAAACAACACATAGGATTTTAAAATATCTCATTCCTTCTCCTTTAAAATCTCTTGGTTCTCGTAGATGTTGCCGATAACTTTGTAATAGGGTAGGAATCTCTTTGCGATGTCAATCCGATAGGTGCGACTTAGACCGTCGCCGTACCATCGACCTTTTTCTTTGTCATATTTGACAATAAAGGTATATTCTGTCTGTATCTGATGATGTAAGATATCACCTTCAAAAACTTCTGTACCTTCCTTGTCACAAAGACCTGTTGTTTGCATGAGTTCGATTTCATCAGGGTATGCTGTGATGTAGTCATTCATGACTGCATCGTTCAATTCAAGTTCTTCAACTGAACCATCTTGAAACCACATGTTTTTTATTAGCATCATTCTGCCTAACTCAAGATGCCATGCTCTATATCTTGGTATCATCTGGCAAATCCTCCTCTTTTACAAACACCCCGTCAATCATCTTACCTTTGCGGTCTTTGATGACCTTATAAGCTTCTTCTAAGCAACTTTCAGCTGTAGTGCCATTGCAAAATGAAACCGTACTAACAACACTATCAAGAAACATCAAGTCTGACTTGATCAGTGGAGTCTGTGTCTCATTATGACAAACATGAGCGTATAGTTTCTGAGCAATGTTACCAAGACTGGAAACCATCAATAACAATTCAAGTTCTTGTTGATTAGCTGAAATTTGAGCGCCATTTTTAATTTGTTGTTCAAAGCCAATCATTACAACTTGAATATCTCCAAGAGCATCATAAATTAATTCAGGTTTATCCTTTGCGATACCCTCAAACAATTCTCCTGACTCTTCCATCAACTTCAAGAACTGTTTGACAGGATTTGCTTCATGTAAATTTCGGTCAATAAACCATTGTTGTACTTTTTCTTCCAAATTCATTTTTGTATTCATCTTATTTTTCCTCCGTTTTCTTCGTAATCAAGTAGTAGCAGTCAACTGCTCCGTAGTCAATCCTGATATTTTCTCCACTCATGCTTTTCCGAAAGCGTGGATTGTTAACAGCAGAGTAGCTGGCTTGATGTTGCTTTAATTCATTGATTGCGCTATGTATGTGCCCAAAACTCCCAATGAGTATCTTGCGGTGACCGTTATAAATGAAATAGAGTTCAATCATCTTTACTAAACTCCTTGTAAATTTTTTTGAATATTTCTGACACCAATTTTTCAGGTATATTAGATCTCTCGTTGTATGATTTTGAGA